GGCGCATATGCCAACGATAAAGGCGATTGTACTAAATATAATCATCGGCCTTGAATAGTATTGCTTTCGCGTGTGGTGCTCTTGCGTTTATTTTGTCGACTTGTTCCTTAGAATTGTCGTAGTGAGTCCCGATGTGATGTTTCATCACGAATGTGTACTTGTCCATTCCTTCGGTAAAAATCACTTTTGCTCGGCTGATTCCAAGTCGGTCGGCTAAGTTAAAAACGGATTGACCCTCCGATTTTCTGCGAGCGGTCAGGATGAGCACCTCCATTCCGTCCGCGAGGAGTGATTTCGCCAGTCGTTTGCCTTGTGGCGTTGTGAGAACCCCGTCGTAATCGAACGAGACTCGACTTTTTGCAAGATACTTATTCATTTTCGTTGATGTGTCGTTTTAATTCACTGAGAATCGTCTTGGCGTTACAACTGGTGCACGAGATTCGTTGGTCGCTCATCTTGTTGAACCACTTGGTGATTTCGGTGATGATTTTCGGGTCGCTGAGACTTCCCGTCTTGGGCAATGAGTTGAGAAACGTCTTGAGTTGTTCGACGTCCTCATCGGTCAATTTGTACTTTCCCCATTTTCCGAGCGGGCACTCGGCCAATCTCAACCACGTCTTGAGGCGCATATCGCAACCGCAGAGTCTCGCTTTCCGTCGGTAGTATGTGACGACATTCTCGTCATCTTGTTCGTCAATTTTGTTGCCGATGAACTTTGTTCCGCACGAATGCGTTTGTTCCTTGTAATACTTGCAACCTCGGCAAGTGTCGAATCGTTCGCGTCGGACGGTATTCGGTACGTTAAAGTTGAACATTCCTTTTAATTTTATTGATTGCTTTCTCCACTAACTTGTAAAGGGTCTTGACCTCGATTCCCGTCTCATCGGAGCACTTTTGATAACTGAAATCGGTCATCATATATAGTCGGAGCATTGTGGCGTCGAGTTCGGGCATCATCGAGATATAGGCATCTAAGTATTCGTTGTCGAGTCGGCTTCCCAACCAAGGAGCGTCGCGTTCCTTTTCGTGTGCGGTTGATTCGCTTATCCACCTTAACTCAAACGAGCGGTATTTTGTCCCGTATCGGCTTGACTTGTCGATTGCCATTAAGTAAAGCGACCGATTGACGTAAGCGAATAGGCCGCCATCACTCGCCAGTTGACACAACTTGTCGCCCTGATTCTCGAGTATCTTGAGCATCGTCTCGGAAAGGAGGTCATCGCCCTTCACCCGGTCGCGCATCAATCCGCTTGCAAATCGTTGCCATATGGGGAGGTGTTTACTCAATTCGATATTTATGTCGCAAGTTGTCAACTTTGTTCGATGTAGCGAATAACTTACATATCTTTGCCAAATGTAACACACGCCTAATGTGTGGAGTCATAAAAGAATTGACAATGCAAAAAGTAAATAAACTTGAGGAGTTCATACTTGACGAATTCGGAACGCGTGACCTTTGCGCTAAGAAACTCCGGGTCTCAAGATGGACGATTTATCGTTGGATTGAACGACCTGACGCAATTCAATACAAGCACCTTCGCCGACTGAGTGAGGTGACCAATAAAGACATTTGTCATATAGTAAGTAATCACATAAACAATCAATAAGATGAGCAATTTTGAACCACAAGAGAAATTCGGAGCATTGTTCCGCAACACCAAAAAGACCGAGGATAAACAACCCGACTATCGCGGTAACATCAAAATAGGCGGCGACCTTTACAACCTCGTCGCTTGGGTCAAGGAGGGTAAAAACGGCAAGTTCCTATCGATGAAAGTCGAGACGACCGAAATCAAACCGAAACCACAAGTTGAGTCCGATGAAAGTGGTAACGACCTCCCGTTCTAATTGCCCGCATCGGGAACCTGAGGACTTGAGTTATCGCGACTTTATCGACGATGCTATTGAGCGCGTTGATAAGGGCGAGATTCAACTCAAGTGCCCAGTGTGCAATCGTTTCATTTGGGAATCATTGTATCACGCTAAAACAAACGAAAATGAGTAAATTGATAACTTTTGTTTTATTGCTTGCCTTATATGGTTGCGATGAGCATCAAACACAATCTCAAGACGGTAGAATTAAATTTAAAGACTACGCTCATCAAAGTGGGGCGTCGTTGTCAATAGTTGCCGTTGACTCGATTGAGTTCCTTGTCAATCATCGAACTGGTCATATGGTAAGGATAACAAAAGGAGGTGAGCAATGAACGCACTCTGCACGATTATCATTTGGTGTGGTATGCACTACGCAACGCCTCAATGGATGCATAAGCAGATACCCGAATCGATGTGGTCGCGCTTTGAAATTTTCATTTATAAGTACGGTCAACAATCAGTGGTTGAGCATAACCCATCGACAACCGCTTTGATTGGTTTCAGTGCCGGGGGACTTGATGTCTTTAGACACTATTCAAAAGACTACGCGCTTATTGTACTGCTTGACCCGACGACTCGTCCCGAATTCGAACGGATTGACTTCGGTAGCAATGTCGTGATGATTTACAACTCGTCGAACTGGGGAGGCACAAATAAAAGTCTCACAAAAGTCGCCGAGCGCATTCGTGCCAGTGGTAACGATGTGCAATCGGTTAAGTTAGGACATAGTGAAATTCCATCGTATTACTTTAAAAACAAAATGAGCAATGACTACCGACCAATTAAAAGAGAGAATTGAGTCGTCAATTCAACGATACTACTCGCGTGACCAAGTCCTCGAGTTGCTCGCCAAGTTGACCGATAAGACAAGTAAACAATCAACTCAACCACGACTTTTCGAATGAATACAATCGAGACCCTTTTGTCGCTTGTCAATCCTCGCGACCATAAACGGGCACTCATCGCAATGCACCCGATGTTGATGCCTGAGGTTCGTTGTGATGTCGCCCTTCGAATTGCCCAGTTCGATGCGGAGGAGCAAAGCATCGAGGCAACTATCGACCACATTTGCGAGTGTGTGACGATGTTCACGGGCGTCAAAAATATCCGGGAGACAACCAGTCGAAAGCGGCGAGAGGTTATGGCGCGGCAGATGGTCATTTTTTGCGCTTGCGCCGAACTTGTCGGAACTAAGAAACTCACGTTGTTGCAAGTTGGGTCATATTTCGCGAACAAGTACAATCACGCGCTCATCATCCATTGTCGAACCAATATCGCCGACCTTTATGTGACGGACAATGATATCCGCGAAACAATGGACAAAGTTGCCGATTGCCTATATTTGAATGGCCTCATATATACCAAAGTATGCCTAAGTTCGACAACCTGATAAACGTCAAGGACGATGCAATGACCGAGAGGGAACTGATGAACCTCGAACCGCCGAAAATGGGTCGCAAGGAGCACGCCCTTAATGCTCAACTCATTCAGGACTTGCATCAAGAGAGACTCGTCAAGTACGCCAGTGAGCGGATGATTTCCGTTGACAAGGCCACATCGGAATTGATGCGCCTACATTCGGAGGGAATCAATATCGCCAGTCATATCTCGTCAGTGATTGGTGTGAGTCACAACAAGTATATCCGTCAGTTAACCCGGTTAAAGGAAAATAGTTGGTTCATCCGATGATTGAGTTCCTTCCCAAACAACTCGAGTGTCTCAAAGCACTGGCGACCGACTCGCCTTTTGAACTTGTATTGTTCGGAGGAGGAGCGGGCGGCTCAAAATCGTTCATCGGGTGCGCTTGGCAAATTCAACGGAGGTTGAAATATAAAGGGACGAGGGGACTGATAGGTCGTTCTAAACTCGACACGTTAAAAAAGACCACTTTAAAGACGTTTTTCGAGGTCGCGGGAATGTTTGGACTTGTCGCCAACAAGCACTATCAATTCAACGCGCAATCGAACGTCATCCAATTTGCCAACGGGAGCGAGATTCTCCTCAAGGATTTATTTGCTTACCCATCGGACGTAAATTTCGATTCACTTGGGTCGCTCGAGGTCACTGACTTCTATATTGACGAGTGCTCGCAAGTATCAAAGAAAGCGGTCGATATCGTGCGGAGTCGCGTCAGGTTCAAGTTGAATGAGTACAATTTGCAACCAAAAGGTCTCCTCACTTGCAACCCGTCAAAAGGTTGGTTATATAACGAGTTTTTTTCACCTTGGACGACTGGCGAGTTGCCTCCTTATATGGCGTTTATTCAAGCGCGTGCCATTGACAACCCGCATCTCCCGTCATCGTACATCGAAACCCTCTCCAAATTGCCCGAGGTCGACCGCAAGAGGTTGCTCGATGGCGATTGGAACTTTGATGATTCGAACGACGCGCTATTCAACACCGATGATGTGCTCCGATGCTTTCGTCAACCCGATGAGACTGGCGAGTTGTTTATCACGGCTGACATCGCTCGACTTGGAAAAGATAGGTCGGTCATTGGATTGTGGAAAGGTCTCTCCCTTATTCAAGTCATCGAGTTGCGTCGCAAGAGAATCACCGAGGTTGCCGACGCGATTAAGAACCTCGCGAACCTCAAATATGTGAAACTCGGCAATATCATCATCGATGAGGACGGTGTCGGCGGAGGTGTCTGCGATATAATCAAAGGAACGCGAGGTTTCCGTAATGGTTCGAAAGCGGCTCACCCGGAGCGGTTTGTCAATCTCAAAGCGGAGTGTTATTTTAAACTCGCGGAGTTCATCGAATTCGGTCGTGTGATATTCCCGAGCGAGTATAAAGAGACCATTGTCAAGGAACTCGATATGATTCGCCGTAAAAACCCCGAGGGCGATAGTAAATTGACGGTGACAAGCAAGGACGAGATTCAACGGATGCACGGCCTATCACCCGACTACGCTGATATGATTATGATGCGAATGTTTTTCGAATTATTCCCGAATTACGGAAAATACTCATACGTCTAAAATAGTTTTTCCACAACGAAACCCGCGTCAGTATTGAGTTTATCGCAGTTATTAACATAGCGCGATGAAAATAATTTCATTGACCGCTTGCGTGTAGCAAAAGTGCGACATATATTTGTCAAAAATTAAAACACACACACAATGAACGCGCAAGAATTAAAAAAAGGGTCAATCGTAAAAATGACATTCATCACTCAAGGAAACGAAATCAACCCCAATTGGGAAGTTCGTTGGACACAACCAATTGGCGAAGGTGATGACCAAACAAATATGATTTGTTATATTGCTGAGTGTAAGGTTCAACGCGTGACTCCTCATTTTTTCACCGTCATCATTCCACACTCAAACCGCGAATCGGTTCGATTTTCAAAAGAGTGCTTTACCACAACCAAGCAATCCTACGCTGACGATGCCGATTTCAAAGCATCAATCGTAAAAATATAAAACAACCCGAGGGGCGCGACTCGACAACGCGCATTCAATCAGTAAACAACTCAAAAATCAATCGTATGAAATCGAAAAAAATCATAGTAGTTCAATTCGACCGCGTAACTCATAAAATCACCAAGAAATCAATTGACGAGGTTAAATATCTTCTCTCAGGTATGTATAAAGAGGAGGATGTTGAGAAAACCCTATTGAGCAGAGAGCAGATTTATACTCCATATTTTATCTACTTACTATTTAATCGCGTTAAATTTTAAACCATAAAAATCAATTATATGACAATCCAATCATCTTACACACTCATCATCAACAACCTTCCGAACCGCACATCGCAGATTTTCGAATTCCGAAATATACGCGAGGCACTCAACTCATTCATTGAACGTTGTGACGCCCTTGACCTTGAATATAGGGAGGACAACAACGGCAATTTCATCGCGGGCGGTATCGGTCGTGACTGGGAACTCGAACTCATTAGCAACTTTTAAACTCAAGTTATATGTCAAAGCAAATCAATTTCACTATCACGCGCCCGATGGCCGTTGATACAATCACAATCGAATTGCCTTATTACTGCGCGTATAAGAACCGCGATTGGCAATGTTTCTGCATCATCGACGACAACAAGGTTCTCGAAATCATCGACAACAAGACGGGCGGTCTCATCGCGGTAAACGACCGCGTCGGAGAACTACTCAACAACTTTGATGTCGAACCTATCGACCGCGAGCGTTTCATCCAGTTGTACGCGAAAGTAAACGATTCATTCACCCAAGCACTACCATACGATGGACACGAATAAGATAGACGCCCTTCAAAAGTTCAATCAGCGACTGAACTCGCAACCTACTGACGATGGAGTTGAATCAACGCCCGATGGAAAAGCGCGAACCCTTGTCATCAGTCACATCGAGATGACCCTCGACGAGTTATTCTTTGGCCAGTGGTCGACTGAAAATTTCAATTGGAACACAATCGCCAATGAGGTGCAAGGATGCCTCGAGTTGGTCGTCGTTCATCCGATTACTGGCGAGCGCATTAAACGCCTCGGTTGTGCATCGGTCATCATAATGGTCGACCGGGTTCCCGATTCGCTTAAAAACGACCCGCAAGCACGAAATCAATGGGCACTTTCCCCATCGAATAAGAAACCGAACGCCCTCGACCTTGCGTTCCCCAAGTTGAAAGCGGAGTGTCTCAAAAATGCGGCGCAATCCTTAGGCAAGATATTCGGTCGTGACCTTAATCGTAAAAACGCCGACACCTATCGACCCTTTAAGTTGCAACGACCAGTCACCGAACTCCCCGAAAGCACGATGCTCAAACTTGAGCAAGGTATTAAAAGCGGAGCGGATGAGTTTGAGATTCGCAACGCAATGGAAACCCTGTCCGACCTGATGAGTGACGAACAAAAAACCAAGTTAAACCAATTATTCAACGAACGAGTATGAACCAGTACATTCAAGATGCGATGATGCAAATCGCACAAAATTCAATCGCTTGGGACAAAGTGCGCCTCGGCAAGTTTACGGGAAGCGGAATCTCTGCCCTGATGACTGACCCTCGAACCAAAGCCGACAAGGAAGCGGGCAAGTGGTCGCAGACGGCAGAAAAGTATATCATCGGCAAAGCAATGGAGGTCATCACCGGGCAATCGACCGATGAGGCGTTTGGTCGAGCGATTGATTGGGGGAATGAGTGGGAAGAGATTGCACTCAAACACGTTCAACGCGCCATTAACTCACCTGACGACCGAACCGAGTTGAAACCTTCATTCAAGTTGTTCAATGATTACACCGGGTGCTCACCCGACGCGATGATGCATCACGCCGAACTCGGAATCGATATCGGAGTGGAGGTCAAGTGTCCTTTCAACTCAGTCAATCATTTTATGCATTCGCGAGTCGTTGACGGCGCATCGCTTTACGACATCAATGAGGATTATTATTGGCAAGTTCAGTTGAATATGCTGACTTTTAATCGTACACACTGGGTATTCGCCTCATTCGACCCACGACAACCTGACCATCGGATGCTACATCACACCGTCATCGAGTTCGATGCGTTGAAAGTGGGCGAGTTGCTCGAGCGAATTGAGCGTGCTGATGCCTATCGACGCGAGATTGTCAATAAGTGGAGCGCGTTGTAAATTACTTTTTGACGACTCAATCGAATAATGGTGTACACTTGTACTGCGACTCAGTTGAAAAAATCAAATACATACCATCACCGCATTGCCAAAGCACAATCGTGCACTGGGTCGCCTTTGCGCGTGATGGTTGTATTTTTCAAATGAAAAAATCATTCCTTGTTTACCTCGACTCTCTTGAGGTGCTTAATGTACTGACCGATGAACAAGCGGGAAAATTGTTTAAGGCAATCCGTTGCGTTCAGTTAGGTATCGAATGCGATACTGACCCTTTTATCACGATTGCTCTTGCTCCATTCATTCAACAATTCAAACGTGATGACGACAAGTATATGATGATTGTCGAACGGAATCGTGCGAATGGTTTGAAAAATAGCAAGTTATTACACGCTGAGAAACGAACCCAATCGAACCCAGTGGGTTCCAATGGCATCCAATCGAACCCAATGGTGACCGATAGTGATAGTGATAGTGTTAGTGATAGTGTATCTACTAAAGTAGATAAGACACGCGCCACTAAAACAAAAGCACCAACCGAACAAGAGGTCATTGAATTCTTTACTGCAAACGGCTACCGCTCCGACATAGCATCAAACGCCTTCAATTATTACAATTCGGCCGGGTGGCGCGACTCGCGAGGTAAATCCGTCCTAAATTGGAAACAAAAAATGCGAGGCGTTTGGTTCAAAGATGAACACAAGGCCAAACAACCAAATCAATCAACCTATCACGACATAGAAATTGAACAATGCATCCTCGGCGCGATGCTACTTGAACCCTCAAGTGTGGCAAACGTAGTGTCACAAGTTACCGACGTGATGTATTACGACCCAAGACACCAAACGATTCACGCCGCTATCGCTCACCTGACCAACCAAGGTGACCCGGTCGACCTATTGACCATTAACCGACACCTTCGAAAAACTGGCGACCTTGAATCAATCGGAGCAAGTTACCTCTCACAACTGACAAACCGAATCGCATCAACCGCAAACCTCGACACTTGGTGCAAGTTGCTTTATGAGTTCCATCTAATGAGACAAATGCGAATGATAGGACTCGAAATTGCCGATAGGAGCGTTTTAAACGAGACCGATGCCTTTGACCTATATGCAGAGTCGATTTCGAAACTTGAGTCGATTCTCGCGGCTAATATCAAAAGCGACGTCAAACACATCAGTCAACTCTCAAACGAGGTGACCAAGAGCATCATCACCCGAATGAACTCATCGAGTGAGGTCAGCGGATATTCGACAAGCATCAAAAGCATCGACACACTCATCGGAGGTCACCAAAAGTCCGATTTGATGTATATGGCGGGACGTCCCGCAATGGGTAAGACGGCAATGGCGTTGACTGAGGTGCTTGAACTTGCCCGGAGAGGGACGCCAGTCGCATTTTTCTCACTCGAAATGTCATCTCAGCAAATCACTTATCGATTGATGTCGATGCTTTCAGGAATAGACGGTGCAACGTTGATGAAATATCGCCTCGACGACGAGACTCTCAAAACATACTATCGTTACCTCGACCAACTTAACGCCCTTCCGATATACATCGACGACACACCCGCTCTCTCAGTCATCGACCTTCGCGCAAAAGTCAAAAGGTTGCAACACAAAAACGGAATCGAGGTCGTGTTTGTCGACTACGTTCAACTGATGACAAGCGGAACCAAGGGAAAGGGAGTCAGTCGCGAACAAGAATTGAGTCATATAAGCAGAAACCTCAAGTTAATCGCAAAAGAGTGCAACATTCCGATGATTGTGCTCGCCCAACTTTCAAGAGGTGTGGAATCGAGAAGCGAAAAAAGACCGTTACTCTCCGACCTTCGTGAGTCCGGGTCGCTTGAACAAGATGCCGACGTCGTGACCTTTTTATTCCGACCTGAGTATTATGATATGCTCCGCGATGATAGCGGAAACTCAACCGAGGGACTGGGTGAGTACATCGTCGCCAAGCAAAGGAATGGGAGCATAGGCATCGCACAAATGAGATTTCACCCCTCAATAATGAAATATACTGATTATACCGAAAACCCTTTTTAAAATGAGAATCTACTATAATACCGACAAGTCGTGCGACATAGTGAACGACAACAATGTTCTATTTCATTTACACAATGGATGTGTGAAAGTCATCGGGCGAGTGTCATCGAATTGGAAACATCATCGAAAGCAAAGCAATCGATTTCCTTCCCGATATTCGCGATATCGTGACCTGATAGTCGCGGCCATAATGAATGAAAAAATGTAAAATTTGCAAGGAGTTTTTTGAACCGATATACTCGTCACTTCAAACAACTTGCACCAAACCTCAATGCATCATATCATATGCAAAAAGAGTCGAAGAAAAAAAGTCAAAGCGTGAAATCAAAGCAATGCGAGACAGGGTCAAGTCAGTTAGTCACTGGCGACGAGACTTGCAACAATCATTTAACGCATACATCAGGGAACGAGACAAGCAACGACCTTGCATCAGTTGTGACAAACCTCTCGTCGGGAAATATGATGCGGGTCACTTCTACTCGGTGGGTTCTTATCCGAACCTGAGATTCGATGAGTCTAATTGTCACGGCCAGTGTGTAGAGTGCAATCAGCACAAGCACGGCAACTTGATTGAATACTCATTGAGACTCCCCGAGAGAATTGGAACCATCGAATACCATCGACTGCACAAAATTAAAAACGAACCTTTGAAACTATCACTCGACGAGATAAAAGAGAAGATTCAACACTATCGTAAACTCCTTAAATCACTTAAATAATGTACACCGAAAACGAAATAATCAAATTGATGCAACTCCGCGAGAAACGTTGGGAATTGCTAAGAAAAAACGACGAGATGAGCGAATCACAAGTTCGAACCAAGTTGAACAAAGTGAATACCTCACTCTATAAACTAACTGGCAAAAGACAATACCTATGATTGCATCATTCACCTACCCCGAATACTTGAACGAGGTGTCCGAAATCATCGGTCGGATGCGAAGCGAATCGAATGAGGAGTTGCGCTCCCTATTCCCCGAATTTTCACGGGGAACACAAGAGGACAAAATCAGTCGGTTCGGAGTCCTTTGCGAAATGGTGTTTGCGTACTATCTGCAAAAAGAGGGGAAACCTTACACGATGGGCGTGCTCCTCGGGGGGAAACCAGTGCCCGAACCCGACGTGATTGTCGGCACAGGTCGAATCGATGTCAAATGGGTGAGCGGTGATGAGTTCCGAGTGAATACCAAAGCACACCGAAAAAAGTCGGACGTCACTCACTATGCATTCATCAGGATTGCCGCACCCAATTACGCAAAAATGTGGGTCATCAAATATGACGAGGTGAGCAAGTGGGAAGAAAAAACCTCATTCACGCCGTTCCTATTCAAAAAGATAACCGTCTAATGGTTCGACTTGACTACAATCCGATTGAAAAGGTGCTCCGTATATGCGCGCAAGAGTATATTTTGGACGAGGGTTTCATCACCATCGGTTCGAATCTCTCCGAATCAATGGCGCATTTGTTTGCCGATTACGTTGACGGCGTTGAACTCGATGACGAGACTCGCGCAAGCACCAAAGCAATGCGGTCAGTATTCAACGAATGGCGTGCAAATATGTACGACGACGATTATTGAAAAAAGACGAGGTCAATCAATAACGCCAGTGCGCCGCCGCCCATAGTGAAAAGAAAGTCGGCCATATTAAACCGACGGCCATCATATGAATCGAGGAATTCTTTTGCGAAAGCAAAAAGGGCGCAGATGATTATACAACTTACTGGAGTCATTAAAGTCCAAGCAAGCGCGTAAATCATAAACCCCGCAACAAAATGTTGCAATTTATCAGGGTGAATCATACTTGAAAGTGTGGTAAGTCCTTAAACGATTTCCATCGACCTCCCCATTCAACATCGGGATATTGAATCGCGACGATGTGGGCGAACTTCTCAAATAACTTAGGCGACCAGTCGAGTTTTCCCTCTTTAGTTTTGAATGCGATGTCGAATGCTTTGGATGGATAAGAATTGTGCTTGCCTCCGCGTTTGATTTGGGTGACAATTCCACCGGGTTTTGTTCGACCTTTTGCATATAACTCAAGTTGTTCCTCAGGTGTCCGATAGGTGCAAGTGATAAGTGGTTGAGGTAACTCAGGATTGAGCGCGGCGAATGCCTTCGACCCATCACGCCAACACTTTTGGAGTAAAGGAACGCAGTCCTCAATGTTTCTACTCGGCATTGGTCAACTTGTTGATTGTGTTGTCCTTTAAAGCACTCGATTTCGATGACCCGACATAGTATGAGAAGATGCTCGCTCCGATGCTCATAATCGCCCCGAAACACATATCCGCGAGGCGTTGATTCTCCTCGGGAATCACGATGAATGTGAGCGTCATAATTGTTGTAACAAGTAACAAAAGACCAGTTATAACAACCGCCGCCATCAACCAATCTCGACCTCCAGTCGTTTTAGTGTATTCGGCCTCCCTTAATCGTGCCGACGTCCTATCTTCGACCTCTGCCTTATACGTCTCAAGTTCATTCTGCACATCGATTCGGTGCATCTCGAGTTGCCACTCCATTCGATACTTTTCGAATTCAAGAGCAAGGTCACGATGGGCGGCACTCTTGTCCTTTTCAGCGTTCAATAATTCACCGACTCTCTCAATCGCTTCAACCCCGGTGACGTCTCCGACTATCTTGAGCACATCACCCGCGACGGGTTTGACCTTCTCGCGGATAAACGTTCCGAATTTTGAGTCTGCTATTCGCTTGCCAAGTGGTTTTTTTTCGCTCATTTTGGTTTGATGATGAGGTTGAATATACCCGTCAATATCGACTTGTAATTCGTAAAGATATAGATAAATATCTTCTCACCCAAGAGCGTCCCGATAGGTACTAAATACTGCGAAGAGTCGCCCAAGTTGTTCGACTTGCAATAAAGTGAGACCATATACCCCGAGAATACACTCATTCCGACAACCGCCAACCATTGAATGACGGTGAGTGCTCTTTTTTTGTAAATCTCATACGACAATTTTCCAAGTAGTCCGATGCTCATACCGATGATATAAGTTGATTCCTTTGTAAAATACTGACCTATCTCACTTAACGCGTTTTTCATCTGCCTTTTTGCATTTATCGAGGAGACTTTGCTCATATGCTTTCAAGACAACGAGCATCTCTTTTCGCTTATTAACGGAATTTTTCTCGTTTTTCATCGCGGCAATTGTGAAAGTCGATAGTCGTTTGAGTCTTGACTCATTGCCGTGTTGCCTCGGCTGAAAATATACGAACCACTTCCTTTTCGCATTTGAATCGGAGGTCGTTGCGGCCATTGATTATTTGAATACTCCGGGAAGAGATTCGAGTTCGCGCACAAGTAGTCAACCATCACCGCAGTATAATACTCGGCGTTTGCTTTTGCGCGGTTGAGCATATCTTTAAACACGACGTCCGACACTGGCGTCGAGTCCTCACTTTGACGTTGCACAAGAGTGCCGTTGTCGACTTTATAGGTTAATGACGGCAACGCCTCGACCATTGTCCACCAAAGGACAACTCGACGAGCATAGTCATCCACGAGCGTTTGATAGTCGCCCGCGAGAGTATTGTTTGCGATGTCATCCTTCAACTTGGTATAAAGTGACGTTCCCAAGTATGCACTCAAATACTTATCTTGTGACAAGTAAATTGATGGGTAAAGTAGATTCGGGTCAACCGCTCCGTTGATGGTTGTGTATTTTTTGACGTAAACGTCGTTGATGAATAGAACCTCGGCCATTATTCGTAAGTATATTTTAGTGAAGCGTGATTCGGCATTGAATAGGGCGTTTGTCCCTCGATTCCCTTTTGTGGAACGTATGGATTGTTGCCGACTCTCTTGTCATTCTCGAGTCCTTTGTTCGGTAAAATGCGACCTTTTTCGTCGCGTTTACGCATAAAGATTAAACGTTTAAATGCGTGTCTGCAAAAACAACCGCCCTTGAACGTGAAAATGTCGTAAGTGCTCGAACCTGAGGGTGCAAACTGACCATTCACACCGTTGTCGCTCATTTGTTGAATGTCCTCATATCGGAATACTTTACCCTCCTTAGACATCGAAACCATTGCGCGACAAAAGTCCCGCGATTTTTTGCTCACGTTGGTCGTGTATGCATAGCGTAACTTATACAACCCTGTGTCACCCCATTGTGATTTTCGGTCGCCGTTCGCATATGAGTCATATGACGCCAGTTCGAGAGATTGAATCTTATTGATTGCATCGACCTCCTCGTCGTGAGTGTGACAAGCATCCTCCTCACTCACAAGTTGCCATTCGTTCAAATCAATATATTCACCGCGTTCGGTCATTGCCTCAATCCAATACTTTTCATCCTCCTCACTCATATCAATGTCACGAACTTTCGACATTGTAACGGGTGTGACGGATGCCGTGACAACTGGTTCGGGTGTTACAACCTGAGGACTCAATTCAATCGGTGTGTTTGGAATCACGTTGATTTGAATGCCCTCCATCTCATACGATAGTACCTCGGTGAATGCTTTTGCAAGTCGGCGTTGAGCGGGTTCGATGACTTGGGTGTTGAATATCTGCAAACCGATTCTCATCTCGTCCGAGTTCGAACCGAAACCGCTCTCGGCACGAATTCCGAAGATGAGAGGAGTCGTCACTCGGTGACCAGTGAGAACCTCAGTGCGCGATGCCTGACTCAAAAACTCATATTGTTTATCAGCATCAGAAATAGGGAAAGCAGTGATATCAGGTTTCGGAGTATCACGCTCGTTGAAAGTCATAATAAACTTTCCCGCATTGCGCTCACCGCTTAACTTATTCTCCCAGTCTCGCATCATCGCGCGTTGTTGGTCAGGGTCAGGAGACCCGCCAAAAAACGAAACGATGAACGAGGGGAATAGTCCGCTACTGATATTATTGACGTGATAAATTCCGATTTTTTTCGAGAGTTCGATGTAGTTAACCGCTGACCAGTAGTCCGGGCGCGGATACGTTTGACCGCTTGTATAATAAAACGACCAATATATTTGACGAGGTTCCCTTGTTGCCGTCAGTGGGTTGTATTTTGGAATAAATGTCGGCTTGTTTTTTTTCTTTTTTGGTGCAGACCAGTCATCCGACTGATATACTCCGATGATTGACTCATCTTCGCCCTCGATGGCCATACGACATTCTTCAAATGGAATGTGGTTTATCTTGGCAATGCTCAACCTATCAACCGAATAAATCACCTCAATAAAAAACCCGCCGTATTTTTTTAAGTCGTGCGAACAACCATAGTACACATCGTAGGTATTAAGTGCATCAACACGCGATTGATATTGTCCCGCGTCGAGTCCTTTGCCCGCAATCATATCACCGATTGAGATACACAATGACCCGTGAATGGGCGATGTTTCCGCGAGTGACCGCAAGTATTGAGGAAACAAATTGTCGACGCCAAACGACACGAAACCCGCTCGGTCGGTCTTTTCGCTCGCGCTCACTGGCGTATAGTCCGAGAGCATTAAATTAACTACGTTGTTGTTATCCATTGTATATGACGTCGTTGTTGATTGTTATAGTCGGCAAATCGTAATAGGTCGCCGCGTCGGTCATATCACACCAACCAATTTCGCACAAACCGACAACCGATGCGTCATTTGGGTTCGTGTTATTGCTTGAATTTTGACCGTATATATAATAACGATAGCGACCCGCCAAGGTCAACGATACCGTTGTAATTGTCAAAGTAGTTATTCGTTGCGACTCACTCACGATTGTTCCGACTTGCGCTAAAGATACGCCAGTTGTCGAATTCTCCTCGTGTGTAAACACAACTAAATAATGAGTGAACGGCGTTGAATAATACTGACGCGCCTCATCGAGTGACAATCGAATCGTTTGATTTGCGGTGTTCGTGTTTAAGTATATCATCGCGTTCGTTTTTAAGTTAAAAAAAAAGAGAGGAGATAAACCCCTCTCCCTTTCCAAGGTGATACTCCAAAACCAAATTAAGGAAGATTGTTCCAAATTGAAATTCCGGGGAAATTATCGAATGGCGTGTCAGTGTACTGAGCAAGGAAATCGGGTTGATTCGGCTCCTCCGCAGTTAATGTGATTTGATATCCGTTAAGGTCGGCGCGTGCTTTACCACTGCCGAAAGTTCCCGCAGTCAAAAAGCAACCATCTTGACGACCTATCATCATAATCTTGTCATCGAACAAACGAACGAATACAACGACGCGAGTCTTGGCAAGTTGCTCAAGTTCGACTTTCTTATCGTTGTCCAATTTACCCAGTGTCATCTCGACCGTATGAGTATAATACAACGTGCCATTCTCAAGGTTCGCATTCGGGGCGATTGTTACGCCGCCAGTATTGCGATTTGCTTGGTATGGGTAGATTTGAATGTCGGGAGTGGGTTCGGGCAATTCCGTTATTAACTTACTTGTCGGGTCGATAACAACGCCAGTTTCGAAATCGGAAAAAAGTCCGATATATATGTCCTTGATGCCTCCGACTCCCTCGTTGCACGAAAGCAAAAAACCACGGCTTAATACACAACTCATTTTTTTAGATGTATAAATGGGGAGGCATTACACCTCCCCGTTATTATTAGAACCAAGTCGAATACGCGGCGATTTCGCTACCGAAACCGTACTGACAACCCGCAAAGAACTTCGCAGAGAAACGAACGTTGTCCTCACCGAATTGTTGCATCGGCGCAACGAGGATATTGTTCCAATCGCTGAGCACGTTTGTACCGAACCACAAGTTCGATTTGCGTGACATTACCATTGTAGACGCTGGCATTCCCGCGCATACTGCAATCGGATAAAGACCCATGAACAACTTTGGAACCTCAGCACCGCCGAAAGTGTACCAACCATTGCCCGCCGCCGCGTTTGCATACATATACTTTTCCCAAACATCAGCAGACATATAAATTGTCGGCTTTTCATTTGCTTGCTTTACTGCCTGAGGCAATTCAGCAATCAACAATTGCAATTTAGCAATTACGTTGGTTGAATCGATTGCAACTGGTGAAGCAACAAAGTTGATATCGCCGTCGCCGTCAGCACCGATGAGTTGCAAAAGGCCGTCATATTCCCCCGCAGTTGCACCGTTACCAGTCCAAATGAGTTGTTCGTTCTTTTGCGCCATACCCTCAAGCATTGTAGCGATTACGTTCTCAGTCACCAAAGTGCCAAGGTCGCCATTCTGCGCGTCGCGTGATGTCCAGTCATCAATGAAATCGTTCAAACACAAGTTGCGTTGAACTTGCAATTTTTTCAATTCGAGAACGCGGTCGTTCAAGTTGATTGTTCCCGTTGGGGCGAAATCACAAGTTGCGTTTGCAAAAGACACATCATCAGTGATGCGCTTCACTACTGCCTTGTAATCGATGTTCTCTTTAAACGTTACCGCGTTAACGGTGTCGTTAGCAAGGAAAGTAGCACGAATGTATTCGCCTGCGAACTTTCCCGCGTAGGTTGTTGGGTTGTTAACTGTTGTTGCCATTTTATGTGCTACTTTTTATTGATTTTCTAAGTTGAACGCGATTCTCTCCTTGAGAGTCATTTGCGCGTATGGTTTCACTGGTGTTGAATCAACCGACTTGGTTGCTTTTTTCAATTCAACTTTCGCCTTTACCGACTCGACTGCGGGTGCTTTACGCAACGCGCTGAGTTCGGCTTTCAAAGCATTCAAATCAGTTGATGACTTTTCGCTCTTGCTCTTCTCGATAGCGAGTTGAGTTTCGAGTGTGGCCTTCTCACCTTCCAAAGCACTCACGCGAGTTGAAAGTGATTCGATTGCCGAAAGCAAATCAGCCGATGACATCTCTTGCTCCGTCTCAGGCATTCCCATCTCGGCGATTTTTGAATCTTCACCGACAACGATGACAACACCGTCCTCCATTTGATACTCACCCGCAACGCAAGGAATCATCGCCCCGGTTTCGTCTTTTGTGTAAACGTCAACACCGATGGCAAACGCCTCGGCACTGGTGTAGATATCGCTTCCGTCCATCAACTTGCTTGCAACCTCGAGAGCAACTTGCTCGCTTAATTGAATGCCGTGTGTCGATGGGTCGATATTGTGTTTGGCGAAAATCGCCTTAATTGAATCGCGAACGTTCATCGTGTTTATTTTGTCAATGAACGGAATCGGGTTGACTTTCCCCTCTGTGTTGCGTGTGTGCGACATAGTTGCAAAAAAAAAAGAGGTCAACCGACCTCTCCTTTTAAACCCTTTTTTACATCATTTAGCAATTTATCCAAATCACTCAGCAGTGACTCAATCGACATAGTAACGGATACCTCATTAAAAATTCCCTCGATTGAAAAACCTTTTACCGCTCCACTTTTGACGTCGTTCCAAATGTCCGCGTCATCGACTTTCATTCCGAGCATCCAAGTGCCGACTGGTAAAGAGAAACCGAGGTGTGTCGCTTTGTCAACTTCCGACTCAATAATCCACGACTCGACCAGTGTGCACCCGGTGACCGCAAATTGATGCTCGAGTGTTGCGCTATGTTGCAAGTTCTTTTTGAGATATAGGTGAGCACACTTTTGAATCGTCTCTTTATCGAAAGTGATATAGTAATCATTCCCCTCCTCATCAATTCGGAGAATGTGCTTGTCGGGAATCAATGCCGCCCCGTATAACATCATCCGCTCCTCATTTACCGCTTGTAAACGATGCTCCGACAAGTGAACCCAAGTCTCTTCGATTGCGGGAAATTCGACAAGCGAAATCGCAGTGATTCCGAGTTTCCCCTCCGCGTCGATGACGCATTTAACTACTTTCTTTTTTTCTGCCATTGTGTTTATTTTTATCCTATTCGTGCGAGGTCAATCACTTTGTCGCGTGCCTCAATTCCGCTTGCTACATCACCCGCGAGTACATAGGCGGGAATCGGTTGTTGTGGTCGGTTGTTTAACTGGTCAAAGTTCAAAGCGTTGAACGATGGCGCACTCGTTCCACCGCCTTCACCTCCGCCGCCGCCAACTGATGGCGTAGTCGATGATGGAGGACTTGATGATTCGTATTTGGTTGATGCGATTTTTGCAATGTTTGCCGCGCTTGTGAGTGCCGCAAATGCAAGTGATGCAATACCCACAGGGTTCGGCACGACTCCAATCGCAACGGGAGCGGCGGCAAGTGAGGCCGTGATTGCTTTGCCCGCGTCGATGATAGCACCCGCAAGTTGCAGTTTTTTGTTGAATTCAAATTGCTTTCTCGCGAGTTGCTCCTCCTCTTTACTTCCTTTTTTGACCTTCGACATTTTATTCGCAAAAGCGACATCGGCAAGTCCTTGCAACGCGGAGACGCCTTGTTGCGCGAGGTCGAGATTTGCTTGAAACGTCTCGAGATTAAGTTGGCGAATTTTCTCTTGCTTCTCTCTTTCGAGTTCGACAATTTTCTCGGCATCACCAAACGCGAGACGTTCCTTCTCGGCGTACTCAAGTTCCAATAAAGCACGACGCTCATCGAAACCAATCAAATCATTTTGAGCGCGCAACACATTCAACTCGTTTGTTCGGGCAATCTCCGCGTCACTTATTGCGGTTGCATTCGACGCGAGTGCTTGGTCGAGTTCTTGTTTCTTGGTATTGTATGCGATTTCGGCATCGAGTCGCGCTTGCGTTCCTTGGTTGTACTTGTCAATTTCGGATTGTAAGCGTTCAAGTTGAATCACCTTCTCCTCCTCCAATACTCCGCGTTGAGCGTTCAATCGTTCGAGGTCATTCTTTATCGAATCAGCGGCGAACTTGGCGTTTGCGATATTGAGTTCGGTTGTGCTTTGTGCTTGTGCTTTGAGTAGTTCGTTGTATTCGCGAGTCAAGGCCATCGCGTTCATTTGTTGCTCGGACATTAACCCCGCAACCTTCGCCCGAACGCCGTCGGCATTTGCAAGAGCGGCCGTGAGTGCAACCTGATTGTCGATTGTTTGGTTGTGCTCGAATGCCGCTTGCGCCGCCGCGACTTGAGCACTGGCCGCCGCGAGTTCGGCAGTCTCTTGTTTTTTGAGTACATCGAGCAAGTCATCATTCGACTTTATGCGGTCACTTATCGAACGGGTCTCATCATCGCGTTGTTGACGCAATACCTCCGCTTGCCTATCGAATTGCTCCGCGAGTCGCGCTTGTTGGGCGGCGGCTAACTTTGCATTGTTCTGCAACTGAACCAAGGCCATATTCGCGTCGTATGTCGCGGATGCATACTCGGTGAATGCCGCCACACCTTCGACAACTGCATCACTCACCCGGTCAACGGTGTTGTTCACGCCAGTCAACACGTCGACCGATTCCTTTCCCGCACTCTTAAACGACTCAAGTGCCGCACTAAACTCCCCACTAAACAAGTTTTTCACGCCCTCGGCAATGAATCCAAGCGTATCGAGAAACGATTGAAAGCGTTCGATGAGATTCTCGACGATTGCGTCGCCGAAATTCTTAAGTGATTGCACTGGGTCATCGAATATCGCTTTGAACCAATCAACGACCGCACCCGCGTTGTCGGTGATGTACGAAAAAAGGTCACGAATGATGTCGGCCGCAGTTCCAAGCACCGCAGAAAAGGTGTCGAGTACCTTTTGATTGCCCGAAATCACCTCTTTTAAGAAAGCAAACGCCGCAACAAGCAACCCGATTCCCGATGCTTTGATTGCCGTGCCCATTGCCTTAAACCCTGACGCGCTTTTTTCAGCGGACTTTTTAATATCGCCCGCAGTTTTTTCGGTCTTTTGAAGACTCTCGTTGACTTTATCGATGTTTGTGACTGCGCCCGTTGAATCAACGGTTAATTGCAACACATATGACTTGTTTTCGGCCATTAGAATGCGAGATAAATGAACAATTTAATCACGAGGTAAAGCATTGTGATGCCCACCGCATAACGAACGGCACGATGGGCATATTTTCGCCAACCACTAAGACGACGACTCTTTTGCTTTGTTCGGAGTCCGACCTTCATCAATGCCAATGCGGGTGAAATATGGTTGCTCATTATGCCGTTTTTGATTGTTGATATTGAATTGAACCGATAAAAACGAACGCTTCAGGGTAAGTGCCTCCCGTCGTCGTGATTCTTATTCGATGTTCGTCAGTGTCGGTCGTTGTGTCGATGCCGATTGTAAATGTATATGCACCGATTCCACCGATTGTACTCAATGGAGTGATTGCACTTGCGTAAGCGATGCCGCCAATCTTCTCAAGTGTAAAGTGATGCAATGACGTCTCACTTGTTCCCGTAACATCCTTAATAGTGAGATTCATCAAACAACTCCAAAGCGTCTCGTCAGGCAATTCGATGCGCTGATTCGATACTCCCTCAATAAACAACTCCCAACTTTGACCCGATGATGTGACCGTTGGGTATCGATGCAAAGCGAATTGACCAAACTGCGACCAACCAAACTCGGTCGCCGATGAGTTGCCCGCACGATAACCGCCTCCGACGTGAATACCGGGAAGATTGACCTCGACGTTTTTGCCGAGCAAGTTGCTCCCGTTGACGAACTTTGTGAGGTTTAAGTCCTGACCGATGGCGAGCATATTCCCGTTATTGGCCGCGATTGACACTTTTGTTCCGTTGACAAGCGAACTCGGTGCATTGCTTAACGATGACCCCGACGTTCGAACTGGGTTGTCAATAATTGAGTTGCGGAATTGACCGCCATTGTTGAACGCCCAACACACGCCATTGACCTCGTCCCAAAAATACCCATAGCGCGAGCAACAATCTTCACTGGGTTCAACGGGGTCGCCGTCGCCGTTCTCAAAGTTGACCTCGCCGTTCGTGGTCACGCTCACGGGAGTCGAAGCGCAGTCATTCACTTGGTCAAGGAACTTAATCAACTTGACTTTCGTGCTTTCCTTTAATCCGACTTTATAGTCGCTGATTTCGAGAATTCTCCAGTAAGCATCCTCAATCCAAATTTTATCGGCAAACGAAAAGGTCAATATATCATTAAGGTCAAGAGAGAAAAACGCCTCCATTATTCGACCCTCGGGTGAATAAAGGTCATTCATATAATTGCGCCAGTATAGATTGAACAAATTGTTGATTGGGTTGCCTTGCACCGTCGAAACGTGCGGAGGTATCTCGGGCGCCCAGTTCAAATCGAAATCGGGAACGTTTGGATAAGTATTTGAATAGTGGTTTAATACGGGGACACTTGTCGTCGGCGTTGCACTATTCGTTCCGTCGTTGTACAAGTTGATGTTAATGTCATCCGCGTGATAAAGGGCGCGCGGACCGGGTGCGACAAACTCAAGATTATCATTGTAAAAACAAGGAATCGGAGTCCCCGTGTTTGGTATTCGGGCGGCGGGTGTGCTCCGCGTCACAAGTTGAATTCGTTGGTCACCCTTGGCGAAATCACTTGGAGGTGTTGACGGGTTGACGGTGTACCCTTCGACTTGAAAGTCCCCATAAACGCGGTTCGCATCCTTATATACTTTCGAGTAGGCGTCTTCACCCGCCGTATATGTGAATTGAAACTTGGCCTTTTGAATGTCGGTCGTACTCGATAAGATGATGTCTTTTGATATGTCGAGTTTATCAGTCCAATCGACCACATCGCCAGTCCCTAAATAATTGTTCTGCGGAACGATGGCGATTTGATTCGGGAAGATGCGACTCGGAATGATGGCGCAGTTGTGCATTTTGACCACATCATTCACGAAATCGATTTGACGCATATCGGGAGCGTTCAAATTGTAATCGATATCGGAACCGACGTCGATTTGTGTTGCTATCAATTCAAACACGGAATCAGTCACCGCGCCAGTTCCCGCGAGGCCATACAACTCCATTGTTCCATAGGTAAACGTGTCGACGGGAGTCCAAGTATTGGACGATGAACCGACTGCGAACGCTTGCCCATATTCGAACTCAACAAAAAAGGTATCTCCGACCACGAGGTCAACATCGAATTGAATGTCGATTGTTCCCGTATTGTTTGAGGTTCCGGGGAATACTTCAAAATTCCGATAGTATGTCGTCAGTAAAGACCCATTTCTCCACAACTTAATGAAAACAATGATGTAGTTCGTTGGCAAAAGTGTCAAGGGCGTTATGAATGCTTGCCTGACGTGAAACGTAAACGTGCCGACCGCCGATGATGTATAGACTCCATTGACTGGGTTGAAATCACCATTGTTGTCAAACACCTCGGTCATATTTTGCCAAGTCGACACACCGTTCAAAGTGTCGTCAACGGCAAAGGGCGAGGGAGGATAAGCGCGGAAAAAATACTCATTCGTGCCCGCTTGCGTCGCCAGTATCGGCGTATTGCAAAAAGGCATATAATAGTCCTCGATGATGTTCTCAATCGATGAACCAACGAGGTCAAAACCCGCCTCTGCGATGATGTTTTTCAAGAGAAACCACCAACTAACTGCGGGCGTCAAATCAGCGGGGAACACTGGTGTGCTTGCGCTTAATATCGGACGAGAATTCGCCTCTCCGCCATTACTCCAAAGTTGCGCCCTATCACATAACGACCACACGCGTTCGGGAGTTTCGGTTGTGACGTTGGTGTAATTGATTTCCTCGTTCAATGTCGCGAGTGCGGCAATATCGCTTAACTTCTTTTCGCCAACCGCCCGAAACAAGTCAGGCGTCTCAGCGTAAAAAGCAACCTGAATGTCAACGAGTCGGTTGAGTTGCTTGAACACTTTCATCACTCGCAAGTGACCGCGCACGATAGGCATCGTGTTGACGCGAATCTCTGCGGGAATCTTTTGGTTGAATGTCGTGTCGGTTGTGTTAGCACTTAAATAATTGACATTTGCAACCGCTCCGAACACCTCCTGATTGCGGTCGTTCAAAGGAATGCGGAATTCACGCGAATAAGACCCTGTCGCCCTTAATTCGGAGAGGTCACTAAACGACCAGTTCTGCGAAATCGACTCATTCTCATAAAGGTCAACGTAGTATTGTTGCGATGTGTCAATCTTAAAAGTCCAACCTGACGCGCCATCGAATAGAAGACTATTAGGAAAATATATATTCCATAATCCGGGAAAGACGCTACCGAAATCAACTACACTAATCACTCCACCTTCGTATTCGTTCAAAGATGGGTCGATGATTGTTATCGATTTGCCTACCAAAGATTCGATTCCTTCAAAATAGTTAACGCCTATTTTGTTTGAGGATGTTGGAACCGACGGCTCAATGACATCGCCAATGATGACCTCGCCCTTTGCTATAATCAACTGAACTTCGTTTATCATAACCAATAGTCTTGAGAGAGTGTAATCGTGAGAGTGACGTTGTACTTTTTACCGCTTCGTTCTTTTTTCTCGTTGAACGTTGTGTCAGCGATTGACACAGGCGTTTGAGTGCCGTCGATGTTTATCATCTGCACCTGATTCGAAAAGAGTAGATTCTTAAGAAATACGAATTCGCCCTCTTGCAACCAGTCACTCGTGATGGTCATATTTCGAGTCACGATATTCTCGCGGTCGTAAAGTTGTCGGTCAGCGGGTCGAAATATCTCGGTCGAATTCCGATAAAGAACTCGACGATATTGCTTGCGTTCGATTTGGTTGTTCCATTCGTTCTTTTTGATAAAATTAAAATAGTCCCACCCCCCTCGCGAACTCACCCAACCAAGTCGCACCCTATCGAATCGGCAATCGACTTGACCATAATCCGAGGCGTTGTAAAAACAATATGTGTTCGAACAAGTGTCGTTATTATCATCGGTCAATGTAATGGTATAATATACCCAGTCACTCCAATCGTCAGGAGTAACAGGTACACCTCCGTCATTGCTTATGTTTTTAGGGTAACAAGGAACGTGAACGATTCCATCAGTCTCGCCAGTGTTAACTCCGAAATTCGACGACCCGCCTGTTGAATTGTGAATCGTATACTTGGCGCTATAAGGAGGATTGTTCGATGTATATCTATTCGTTGGCGTAAATGACAAAAGACCATAATCGCCGTTGAACACTGGTATGAATACAAGTGTTGGGTCGTTTAATCCGAATGTTGATGCGAATTGCCACTTGTGAGTTGAGTTAACTCTATCGGTCAACGCCTGTGACCCAGTATCGACAAGAGCAAATGAATACGCCTCTCCACTTGTGTCAGGGTTCGGCAAATATCCATACGACGGAGAGAGTGATGCGTTGAACACGATGAGATTCACATCGGTTCGTGCCTCCTCATTTTCGGTCAGCACCGAATCAACCAACCACCACTCTTGGAGTTGAACATCATACTCCTCGTACGCGCCACCGACTGGTTCAATTTGATAGTTGGTAAAGTCGGCAGAGTGCCACCCCGCAAGAGTGTCCTCATTGCGTAACTTGACCACACTTTGCAAATCGAAAATCAATTTGCCATCGACATCAGGAGTGACTAAGAATTGTAATATTTGCCCGGTGCTCGATGCAACGACCTTGACACCATACTTGAATTGTGGTTGACCAAAGTTGTCCGATGTTGCGATAAACATCAACCGCTGACCTCGCGGTGTAAACGAGTACGGTTGTGATTCTATTGTAATTGCCATTATTTTATTCCTTTGCCCGATTGCGTTCGGGAGTTTAACAATAAACGTTTTTCGAGTTCATTTTTCAGTAATTCAAAAAACTCATCACCCCTCGCATCGATTTCCTCGGTGATGGCCTCGTTGAAATAATTGATTCCGACGATACCCTTTCGACCGATGCTTTGTGCGATATTCCACGATGCCGACCTCAATCTCGATTCGGTTGTCTTAATGAATTGACCCTTTTCGTTGCGGAGTCGAATCTTGCGAATCTTCAACCAATCATATATCGAGTCCGATGGCGGTGCTTTGCTATTCGGCTTGCGACCATACTCGATGACATCGGCGTATCGTTTAGTTAACCACGATTTGGTCGTAAAGTCCATCGTGTATTTGTTGTTTCGAACGCGCAACTTGTATGTGAGCGATTCCATCAAGTTCCCAGTCGCAACCCGATTCCGACTCTTGCCACGAATCGAACGCATCACCTTGAGATTGCTCATCGCACGCCTGACGACTGACTCGCCAAACGATTCGAGAATATCGATGTCCTTTCCTTTCGCCATTATACAAGGGTGAGATTGAGTTGTGCCGCCGCGATGACATACGCCTCGGAATTCGAGTCACTGGTTGCACCCCAATTTAAGTAGGTGTCGCCCTCAATTAAAATTTGACCCTCGTAAATCATTGCGCCGTCAACATCACATAAAGAGTATTGCAATGCCGCACGACTTTCGAGGTCATCATAACTGATGTATAGTTTCAAACATTCGGCAATTTTAGTATCGCCGTTACTCCAAATGTCTAATGGTTGTATGTTTCTCATTTTATAGTGTTTCTTGATATTCGATTGTTGAACCCGCCCTTAATGAAAACTGACCAGCACCCGCGCAACGAACGCGAATGGTAAATGTTCCGCTTGCCGTCGTTCGAATCATTCCCTCTCCAATGCAAACACCTGAACTCGTCATTGCCCCGTTTGTACCCGTATCATAAAGAACCCCCGTCTGATTCACTACCGATGTTGCCGAAAGTGTTGCGGTATATCGATAAACCATCCAATTAAATGTTGGCCCAGTTACACTAAATGTCACACCGTTAAGTGACGTAAACGCAAGCACCGCTTTCCACTTATATGTTTTATTCGCGCTCACCGCAAAAGACAAATCAGTCACACTTTCAAAACCAGTTCCGACATTTGTGAATGTTGACGCAAGTATTGCCGTTTGAGTTGCGACAATAGACAAGTCGGTTGCAAGTTGCGCCGCGCTGATGCTACTCACCGAATTGTCGGCGTTTACTCTCAAGTAACGAATCGCGTTCGGGTTCGGTAGTGTTGCGATGTTCGTCCCGACGGTTGTCAATCCGATACTATTTTGCTTGCCGTTGAAAGTTGACCAGTCCGCACTCGACAAAGCACCGCGATTCGATGCCGATGCCGTCGGTAGGTTAAACGTATGAACCGAACCACTTGAGTTGATTGCGAAATCCGTTCCCGCAGTTCCGACGGCAAACGTTTGGGTTGAATCGGTCAGGCCGTTGAGCGAACTGAGTCCGATGGCATAGGTCGTATGAACCTCTCCGATTTTGTTTCCCTCCGTGTAAAGAGTGACCGTCTTCCCATTTGTGTTTTGAATATCGAACTCGATGTGAATGCGGTCGGTTGCGAGTGTGACCGTGTTGGGGACCGATATCGTGAAAGTGTACAAGTCGGGAACGTTGCCGTTCGTTATCTCCTCCATTGTCGAGGTTGCAATCAACGTGAACGTGCTTCCGTTATATGTGTAAAGTTTCGCGAGTATCTGCGCGTGATTCGACCCGCCTCCCGTCTCACTCAAGTATACATCGATAGTCCACACTCCCGACGGGATGACGAGGTGATTCGGTGACCCTACATCGGTGATGAAACGAGCAATCACGCCAGTGGTCGCCCGTGTAAAGTTCGCCGCTGACCCGGTGTTCGCCGCAGTCCCGAGTTCATAATAAGCGTTGCCGCCGATGCTCGGTTGCGAGACGTTGCCGTTAAAGTAGAAAATTTGACCGCCGCCGCCTCCCGTACTTGGAAAATTGGCGAGAGTGCCATCACCCCGAACATATTGGTCAGTGGTTCCCGCTCCTGTCACCGCGAGGGTTCCCGATGTGGTCACTGGTGAGTTAGCGACATTAAATGCACTCGGCATCGTGAGACCGACCGATGTGACCGTTCCACTTCCCGTTGACGGAGTTGCCGCTTCCCATTCGCTCGTCGTTGTGTTATATGTAAGCACCTGACCATTCGATGGACTCGGAGCATTCACATCACCAAGGTCATCCAAGTTGGTTGGTATGGTCGGCAAATTGTCAAGGTCGTTATAGTCACCCGATGTCGCAACCGCCGCGAGTGTCGGCTTGTTGAGTATCTCTTCGACACCGCTCACCGCATTCCAATCGGAATTGACTTGTGCGGCGGGAATCGTTGGTTTGTTCAATATCTCGGCAACTCCCGAGGTTGCGTCCCAATCTGCGTTGACTTGCGCGGGAACATCACCAATCGTAATGAAACCACTGTCGTTGGTCAGTTCGCTTGTTGCCGTCGGAATCGTCGGCTTATTCAAAATTTGATTGTCGCCAGTTGTCGCGTTCCAATCTACGGGCGTTTGGCGTTGACGATAACCCGCTCCGACGAGTGTCCAATATGAGGTGTTCGTTGGAATTATGGCGTCGTTGCTTGCGGTGCATCGGTAAACGTTGCCGTTATACCACACCAAATCGCCGACGATGTACTGGTTGCCGAGCGACGTGTTGTGATTGACGTTGTACTCGGTGCTCGAAAGCGTGCCCGAACCGCCTCCGCCACTTGAATTGACTTGAACGCGACCGTCACCTAAATCTTGAATAGTGGTATTCGTGCCATCGACCAAATCGAGAATAGATTGAACGACGTTGTTAGTTCCGTTGACCCTTAACACAAGGCCAGTCCCACCGCCGCCCGAACCGCCCGAACCCGAACCGCCCGCACTCCAATCAGCGGGAATCTCGCAAGCACTCCAATCATTCGGGAATGTCATCGATAACTTGCAATTCACCCCGGTCAAGGTGTGAGTGTACTCCTCAATAAAAGGTTCGATTGTGGTTCCTCCCTCAAGAGTGACCTCAGTTCCGAAGATTATGCCGCCGTTTTTGATTTCGCTGATTAAGTCCTCCGCCAATCGGATGCAATCACTCAGTGACTCACGTTGATACTCGGTCGGTGTCTCCTTGTCGCGAGGTAGGTCAGCAAACACGACATCGAATTCATACGACATCGACCCGTCTCCGGGTGTCATCGATACGGGAACGACGTGCATCCAAGGATATTCATTCTCCTGAACGATGTCGGTCACATCGATTTGACCGTGTGAAAATCTGCGAATGAGATAGTGCCCATCGGCGAATGCCTTGAACCGCTCAATCACTATGTTGTAACTTGTCTTAGTAAGCATTGCTCTGCATTTTTATTCGTTGTCGTTGTGTGTCGTTGTAATCTCTTAAATAACTCAAGTGCGTCATCACCTCATACACTGGTCGGTTGAGCACCGCATCGAATTTCGTGATGTCTCGGTCGGTAAGTGTCTCGATGATATTCATCCACCCCCATCGGTTCATATCATTTGCGCCAATTGGTTCCTCATCATCGTCGTCTCCTCCTCCAAAAAGGCCACTGAACTTTGAACCAATTCGCTTAGAATAGTCGAAAAAAAAACCAACACACCGTGCACTTGCGCCATCGTGAGCGACTTGACCGCATCCATATAATACTTGACCCTATCAACGTCATATATCTCAAGTTCGTAGTGTTTGCCGAACCGACTTTTAATCGGGCGATATAGCACCGCCATTAAGTTCGGGAGGTGTGAGTAGTCGATTTGTTCCTTGTCCTTCCAAATCGCTTGCGCGTAAGTGTCGAGGTCGATGTGCTCGCGGAGTGATAACGCGTCAATGTCAGGAACGAACCCGAGGTCAGTGTCACCCTTCACAACGTAGTCAAGTCGGGGAGCACCATTGTCCAAAGCGGTCGAGTATTCGTTCACGATTGTTTCGATGGTCGATGCTTGCCACGATTCGACGGTCTTTTTTGATGCGCCAGTGATGAGCATCACTCTCTCGACATCGGACTTGAGCGAATGATATCGCACGAACTCTCCGAGCGTGATATCGTTGTAATTCTGCGGGACGGTTATCTTCATAGGTTCGCGGCGATGTGAATAATGGGTTGACCCTCGTTGCCCGTCAATTCGGTGCGCTCAACGAAACCGCGTTTTTTACCTTTGGTCTTGAGGTAGAAGATAGTCGACGCGACGTCACCGCCATCAATCAGGGTGTGCAACTTGGACTCGGCGAAATCAATCACCTCCTCACCGATGTTCTCAATATCCTCTTTATACTCCGGGTCATCCTTCAACCAGTTGTAGTGAGTCCTTCTATCGATGCCGACCTCTCGACACGCCGTTGATACGATGCCGAGCGACTTTCGCATCGCTTCGACCATCGCCTTTTTGAGTGTAGAGTTTTGATGATTCATATAATGTCAATAACTGCATTTTCCCCGAAAACACTGGTGTTTCATCGGTGACGAAATCGCACTTTCGGGTTGTGCTTTCGACCGAATGTCAATAAGTCAACGCCCTTTCCACTGCATTTGGCAAACTGCATAGCGTTGTTTCGGGTCTTTATACTCCGAAATCATCTTAGTCTCGGCCATACAACGACCGATGAACTCGCTTTTGTCCTCTTTTGCTTTTGGTTGTGGTAACGGCATTTTAGTCTCGTTTGTTTATTTCGTTCACTCCTTGTACTATCCCGATAGTGGCGCAAATGCCAATAGTCAGGAGAATTATGCTAAATATAATCATCGGCCTTGAATAGTATTGCTTTCGCGTGTGGTGCTCTTGCGTTTATCTTGTCGACTTGTTCCTTGGAATTGTCGTAGTGAGTCCCGATGTGATGTTTCATCACGAATGTGTACTTGTCCATTCCTTCGGTAAAAATCACTTTTGCCCGGCTGATTCCAAGT